GTTGCAGAGTATTTAGGAGGCGAATCAACAGAAATAGAGCATCAGCCAGGTCCAGGATTTAATATGATGGAAGCTAAAAAACCTTCTGCTGGACTAAGTAAAGAAAAAAAATCTGACATAGTTAAAAAAGCGAAAGCAGGTAAGGATATTGGTAAAAAAGGTAAAGGTTTTGAGAAAGTGGCAAAAGCAGCAGGCGGCGGCGAAAAGGGTGAAAAAATTGCAGCAGCTGCAATGTGGAAGAACGCTAAAAGATAATTAACCATGAACCTAGATAAACTAAAAGGACACGTTCCTGACAAAGTAATTGCAGATATTCCAACTATTGTTGAGAAGTTTCAAGTGAATACTTCATTAAGACTTGCGCATTTCCTTGCACAATGTGGACATGAAAGTGGTAACTTTAGATTGACCCAAGAAAACCTAAATTACGGAGTAAAAGGGCTATTAGGCTTGTTTAAAAAATATTTTCCGAACGAAGCGAAAGCTAAGTTATACGAAAGAAAACCAGAGAAGATCGCTAATTTAATTTACGGCGGTAGAATGGGTAATGGCATAGAAACTACAGGAGAAGGTTGGAAATTTCACGGAAGAGGCTATATTCAATTAACAGGTAAGGACAACTATACGGCTTTTGGAAAAGCGATTGGCGTTGATATTTGTGCAAATCCTGACTTAGTAGCAACTCAATATGCATTAGCATCAGCTGCCTGGTTTTGGTCTAAGAATGGATTGAACAAGATTGCCGATGAAGGTGCTACTGACGCTGTAGTAACTAAGATTACAAAAAGAGTCAACGGAGGTACAATCGGTTTAGCTGATCGTATCAAACATTTTAAAGAATTTAACACGTTATTAGCATAATATGGCAACAAATAGAGAAATCGTAAGAAGATTAATTTTAAGAGAAGTTGAGAGAATGGAACCAAGCGTACAATCGTTTGAAGATGATCCAATTAACTTCTTATTAATGAAATACCCTACTTTAAAGGCAACTTTAGAGATGTTGATGACTCCTGCTTATAAAGATTACATTACAGGGATTTATATTTTAGCTCCTAAACCAACTACTTTTAAAATTGTATTACATAACGGTCAGTTTTTCACCCTAACCTTCCTAGGTAAGGTATATGAAGCGACTGTAGCAGGTAAGAAATTTTACTTACAGACAATAGGAGAAAGAGAGAGAGCAGTAAATGCTATAGCAAGATTACTTTCTATGGGAAATCCTGTAAAAACACAAGGAGCAGAGGGAGAAGAGCAAGTAGCCGGAGAGGGCGCAGAACCGGAAGAGGCTTCAGAAGAATCGGCTCCAGCAGAAGAAGAAGCAGAAGAAACAGAATCATAAATAATTGCCCCGCTATAGTCTCAGTATTATAGTTCTGAGCCCAGCCTTAAAAAAGCTGGGTTTCCTTTTGGAAGTCTGAATTATTTTCTTTATATTATACGTAAATAAACAATATGAGAACAAAGAGCATTATAAAGACGATGAAAACTATCTGCGGTAAAGAACTATCGTACTTAGAAACTACAGGCGAACCTAATAAGATGCATAGCACCGAAGGTCCTGCTATTACTTATGCAGCCTCTGAAAATAAAGCACCGGAATATTACTTATTCGGCATTAAGTACACTAAAATCCAATGGAAGAGCTTATTATCTCAAAATAAACCGATGCCTGTAGAAAATGCAATGGGCTTTGATTCTGCGTACTAAACTATTTATTAAGAAATAGCGCTATGGTATTTAATATTCAAAAGTTCTTAAGCGAGAATAAATTAACAGGTCAATCTCAAATGAGAGAAGAAGACAATACCGGTTTGACTTTACCGGTTGGCGGAGAAGAAGAAACGTTCGACGACGAAGAAGAAGATCAAGACGATTGGACTACTGCAAGTACGGACAATGGCGATTTCGACGACGAAGTAGAGCCAACTGCGAAAGATGTTAAGCAGAATGATGCATCTTTGACGGGTATTCATAAAAAACAAGCTCAATTACAAGACTTAGAAGCACAGAAGGATAAGTTACTTATGCAGCTAAAGAGTAATATAATTGGACTTGACCAGTATAAGCAAGCAATCGGTAATATACCGATGCAAATTAAAAAACTACGAGCCGACTTAGATCAGGCTATGAACGTTACTGTCGATGACAGCGACGACATGACTGCAGACGATCATATCGGGTAGTAGGTTATAAATAACACACAATGTCTAGAGTCAATATAAGCGAAGCTATTAAGCAAGAGCTTATAAAGTGCAAACAAGACCCTGTATACTTCATGAAGAAGTATTACACCATTCAACATCCTACCAAGGGTAGAATGACCTTCAACTTGTATCCATTTCAGGAAAAGGTCTTACGTCTTTTACAGAGGAACGACTATTCAATCATTAATAAGTCAAGACAGTTAGGTATATCTACTCTAACTTCTGCCTTCTCTTTATGGATGATGCTTTTCGAACAGGATAAGAACATCCTTGTACTTGCAACTACTCAAGCTACTGCTAAGAATATGGTAACTAAAGTAAGATTTGCTTACGATAACCTACCGACTTGGATGCAGTTACCGGTATTAGAACATAATAGATTATCATTAAGACTTAAAAACGGCTCACAGATTAAAGCTGTATCAGCAGCAACAGACTCTGCACGTTCAGAGGCAGTATCACTACTTGTAATAGACGAGGCTGCGTTCATTGATAGAATTGAGGACATCTTTACAGCCGCTCAACAAACTTTAGCAACCGGGGGTCGTTGTATCGCCCTCTCTACACCTAACGGTGTGGGTAACTGGTTCCATAAACAATTTGTTAGAGCACAAAATAGCGAAAATAATTTCCTTCCTATAAGCCTTCCGTGGACCGTTCACCCAGAACGTAACCAAGAGTGGCGAGATCAACAAACTAAAGACCTAGGAGTAAGAGCAGCAGCACAGGAATGTGATTGTGACTTCAGTACTTCAGGTAATACAGTCATCGAACCAGATACTTTGAACTGGTATCAACTTAATACAGTAAGAGAGCCGAAAGAGAGATCAGAAATGAACCAAGCCTACTGGGTTTGGGACTATCCAGATCCGATGAGGACTTATTTAGTAGTAGCCGACGTAGCGAGAGGTGACGGACAAGACTTTTCAGCCTTCCATGTTATGGAAATTGAAACAATGATACAGGTTGCTGAGTTTAAAGATCAATTATCCACAAAAGAGTTTGCCCGTAGATTAGTTTCTGAAGCTATTAAGTGGAATAGCGCCTTACTTGTAGTAGAGAATGCTAATATCGGATGGGATGTAGTAACTACTATCCAAGAAATCGGCTATTCTAACTTATATTACTCACCTAAATCAGAACTCGTAGGTACTCAAATTGACCTCTACGTTGCAAAATACGATAGAGGAGATGGAATGGTACCTGGATTTGGTACTAACTCAAGAACAAGACCCCTTTTAATTAACAAAGCTAGATCTTTCATTGAAGAGAAGACTGTAGTGATTAGATCTCAGAGATTACTAGACGAATTAAGAGTCTTTATATGGAAAGGAAGAGAGAATGCTGACGCTAGAGCACAAGCCCTACAGGGTTATAATGATGACTTATCGATGGCTTGGTTTATCGGGTTGTTTTTACGCGATACAGCCATTAGATTTAGACAAACGGCCATGGACTTAACTTATGCAAGCCTTAATGGGTATAGTAAGACAGGAGGAGATACCGGAGGAGGCTTTGAAGTATATAATGGAGGAAACTACAGTAATCAACAAAACCCATGGCAAATGCCAGCGGGGAATGGTCACGATGATATAACGTGGCTCTTATAACAAAGATATTTATTAGATATGGCAGAAGAACAAAAACAAGAACCGCAAAAAAATCTCTTTTCAACCCTCAAAAGGCTGTTTTCTACTGATGTTATCATCAGAAACGACGGAGGAGAGTTAAAAACGGTAGATGTAGACAATATTCAAGTAAACGGTGTATTACAAACCAATGCACTTGTCGATCGTTTTAACCGTATTTATACGACTTCTACATCTTATGGCGTTAATTTAAATTTAGCACAGAACTATCAATCAGCTCGCGTTCAAATCTACGCCGATTACGAGGCTATGGATACAGATCCAATTATTGCTTCAGCATTAGACATTATTGCTGACGAATGTACACTCAAAAACACACAAGGCGATGTTATACAAATTAGATCAGCAGATGAAAACATTCAAAAGATACTTTACAGCCTTTTCTATGACATACTTAACGTTGAATTCAACCTCTGGTTCTGGATTAGAAATATGTGTAAGTATGGCGATTTCTTCCTTAAGCTAGAAGTAGCAGAAAAGTACGGAGTTTACAACGTTATTCCATTCTCAGCTTACAATATCGTAAGACTTGAAGGAACTAACCCAAAGAACCCGTCAGAGGTAATCTTTAAGTACGATCCTACAGCGGCATTAGGTGCTACTGCAGGTTATTCTACGTCTTATCAAAATACAGACTTAGGCGTTACGTTTTACAACTACGAAATGGCTCACTTAAGGTTAATTGGCGATATTAACTACCTACCTTATG